ACTCCCTTCAACCCATAACCGAGTTAAATTAGTCAATCCAGCTACACTACCAGAAAGTGTGTTACTTCCAGAGCAGTGCAGAAACGTTAATGATGTGAGACCAGCAATACTACCTGAAAGCGTATTTGTTCCTCTTACATCAAGATAAGTTAAAGATGTAAGTCCTGCCACACTTCCAGAAAGAGTATTTGCAACAGTTACATTAAGATAAGTCAAATATATTAGTCCTGCTATACTTCCCGTAAGAACACCACCTAAATGAACAAGATAGGTTAAATTTGTTAATCCACTTACATCACCAGTAATTGTATTAGACCCTGCAGTTATGATATATATAATACTTGTGAGATTAGTAAGACTTCCACTACAAGTATTACCCCCATATAAAATAAGATATTGAAGAGAGGTTAATCCTGAAACACTGCCAGAAATTGTGTTACTTCCGCTTACACGAATATAAGTCAATGAAGTTAATCCAGCTATACTACCCGATATAGTATTACTCCCTTCAACCCATAACCGAGTTAAATTAGTCAATCCAGCTACACTACCAGAAAGTGTGTTACTTCCAGAGCAGTGCAGAAACGTTAATGATGTGAGACCAGCAATACTACCTGAAAGCGTATTACTACCACTTATATACAAATAGGTTAATAATGTTAATAATGCTATATTACCTGAAATTGTGTTTGATCCCAATATTTTAAGAAATGTAAGGCTTGTAAGTGCATTAATACTTCCCGTTACAGTATTGCTACCAGCAATCATTAGGGTTGCAAGGCTTGTTAATGATGCCACTGAGCCGCTAACAGTATTATTCCCATCTATATATAGATAATCCAATAATGTCAATCCGGCGACACTACCAGAAACAGTATTACTACCTTGCAAATTAAAATGTGTCAGCAAAGTAAGTCCTGCTATACTTCCTGAAATTGTATTATTCCCTTGCACGGATACCCAGGCAAGAAGTGGACAATTAGAAATATCTCCTTCGATTGTATTAAGTCCTGTACAAGCTAACCAATTAAGATTTGGCATAGCAGCAATACTTCCAGACAGAGTGTTATTAGTAGAATTATCAACACTGCCAACACTTAAATATTCCATATAGACCAGCGCAGAAATAGAACCTGTAACAGTATTCCATCCTAACAAATTAAATTCTATTAATTCTGTGAGAGCTGCAATACTGCCAGAAATGGTATTATAACCATGCACAGATACATAGGTGAGATTTATCAATCCACTTATATCACCAGAAAGAGTATTTGATCCATCACACGCTAAATAGGTTATAAATTTTAAAGAAGAAATATCACCGGAAAGGGTATTATTACCTAATATACTGATATAAGTAATAGCTTCAAGTACATCTATATTGCCTGAAATACTTGCAGCATTAGTCCCCGAAGTCCATACCGTCCACTTTATTAATTTGTTTTTATCAGAAATAACAAACGATGCTGTCCCACTTGTACATTTCAGATAAATTGTCCTTGCGGCACCCGATGTAATTGTCCATGTCGAACTTTCGCCTAATGTTCCTAAAGCATCGGTATAGAACTTTGCATTAGCACCGAGCGTTATGGTAATATTTGCAGATGATTCCATTGTTAATGTAGATACACCCGCCCCCGTTCCCGTTTTGGTAAGTAGTAATTGACAGTTTTTCTTCTTTGTCCATATAAAATATTCCTGCATTTTCCTGTAAACACCTTCAGGCTCGAATGAACTCAGGTCAATTTCATTATCAAAATAAATTCCATGAATTATTTCATTTGCGGCTGTTCCAGAATAATTCTCAAGGGCTATTCTTACTTCTTCAGCTAATAAATGCGCATTTGTATAGGTTGTTTCATAGCTGTCTATCTGAACACGGACAATATCTAAATCACCATAACTGTCTTTGGTTGTTTGCGGATCAGATGAAATAATAGTATAGGTAATCCACGGCAGGGAAACACCCTGTGGGATGACAAGAGGGGAAACATTCGACGTAACCCCACTCAAAAGTGATACTATTGCCTCACCAACCATGTTTTGTTATCGCTTTGTCCAGAAACCTATTTATAACGTACTGCACCTCTTTTGTAAAATCTTTTTTTACAGTCCTGACATTTTGATCCACTGCCCGACGGAACCACCCAGTAGCAGGAATACGCCTGTATATCTTTCCTCTCCGCCACCCTGTACGACCTCCTCCTGATGCTCCATATTCCAGCCAGTAGCCACCCATCGCCTGCCAGGCTCTTTCTGCCCTTGTCCCTGCAACTTTCCCCGGTAACTTCCACCCGACCCACACACCTGCTCTCGGTGTTTTTTTCATTGCCCAGGTTTTCACCTGCCTGTAAACGGTATCCGAATATTGCCGCACATTCCATTTGGCTGCTTCTCTTATAGGTTTTGAAGCTCTCACGCAAGCCTGGTTAAGCAGTTTTTTATTCAGCTTTTTAGGCAGCTTTTCCAGAACTTCATGAACCTGCTCCAGCCCAATAATTTCGGCATATACCTTTGCCATTACCAAAGAGCAACCATGTTAGTTGCTGTCGTGTTAGTCGAATTGACCCTTACAACACTCACCGGGAGAATATCCCCGGCACTCATCCCGACAAATGTGGCGGTATTGCCACCTTCAGTCAGGACAGCTACGTTGCCGGCACCACCGACATAGATGACGCTCGGTGCATCCAATTTCACAGTATCGCTTGCTGTAACGGCGGCTGCATACTTTGGTATCGGTCTTAACATTGATCCTTGAACACTCATAGTTAATCTCTTAATTCGGTTATTAATCGCATTCCCCATTTACGACCTACTTCCTGAATGGAAATGATCGTATAATATTTTGATCCATAATAGACCCGCATCAAATCAGTAACGGTACTCTTATAACGAATCACAAACACTACTCTCTGAAGGGCTGTCCTTTGGTCTGCCTCATCCACCTCACTCCCCGGCTGGTATTCAATCGAAGCCCACATAGTCGTATGGGTAGCCCAAGTACTCGTATATTCCCCGGCTGCATTTTGTGTCCGTGTCGGGGTCTGGATGACTATCCTTCGATCGAGTTTGCCTATTTCCATCACATATACCTGTATTTTCTCAGCATCAGATCCGCAACCCTTGTAAACTGCCTCCCCTTGTCTTCCCTGTTTTCGTACCAGTCCCCGATTATCAACCGCATAGCCTGTTTAATATCTTCGGGACAGGTAGCCGGGGATGTCCATCCCATAACAAATTCAACTTTAACAGCATTCGGATAGGCTGTCTTTGTTGAAGGCCAGGAATAAGAATCATAAGGCACTATCCGTGCAGGCTTTCCTACCAGGTCGGTCTTATAATTCGAAGAAGATACCGTCTGCTCGGTGCCATTATCATCAATGTACTTCACGGAGGTAATCGAAGCCACCGGATAGCACCACAATTCAATCTGATAGTTTTCGGTATCGGTAGGGAAGGCATCCAGGTAGGCATAATACGTTGCAGCACTTATATACAGGTCGAGCTCCTCTTTTAGCCGTTCCTCGGCAGCTTTGACCAAAGAAAGAATAAGGGCATCATTATCCGTCCCATCCTCTTTTAGATGTAGCTTAATATCTGTCAAAGTAGAAGACGGGTAAAGTACCCATGTCGTCTGTGCCGTTTTGAGGGACATTTTTATCACCTGGTCTGTACTTTTTTGCCCTTCGGCGTTTTAGCTTCAACTTTTGGTATCAGGGGTCGCTTGGCTTCAGGTGTTTCGTCTTCGAATTCCTTAGTGGCAAGCCCCTCACGGATGTAATATTCAGCCTCCGAAGAGGGGAGATTAAGTACCTCCCCTGCTCCATAGGCAAAACCTTTACCCGCCAACGATGTCAGAAATTTTACTTTCATGGCTTATGTCGTTGCGCAGCGTATGTGTTTGATAGGATAATCAGCAGCAACCAGGTTGGAAGCCCAGCGGCCATGAATAGCAAAGCCAACTTCGTCTGTATCAGCATAGAGCTCATTAACCCTTATTACGGTCATCGGAAGACATTCTCCGATATAGAAGTTTTTGAAATCACCGAAGAACACTGGCTTATATCTCGGATGCAGACTTTCGCAGTCATCATTCACGACAAAAGGACGCCCTTCAAGTAGATCAGGTTCGCCATCCCTCATTGAAAGCTGCCAGAGGGGACGTGCATCAGCTGAACCGATATACAGGGCACGAATGGCCAGCATGGTTGAATTGTTGAACATGAACGTACCATTCCTTGAATAAGCCCTATTGACCGAGTACATCAGGTTGACAATGTCATCCCTGGTGATAGCCCTCTTAGTGGAATCTTCACCTTTGTAGGAAATCCTCCCTACCCCGTAAGGCTGTGAGCTTCCCGTACCGGCTGTGAGGTAGTAGTTCAAACCACGGAACGTCCTCTTGAAAAGCATCTCAGTAAGCCAGCCGGCAAAGTCAAAGGCCGAATCCTGAAGAAGTTCATTGGATACTTTCACAAGCCCTGAAGTGATCTTGTAAAAGGTAAGGGTAGCCTGTGCAAAGGTCATATCAGTAGCCGAAGTTGTCTGTGCTGTTTTTTCAGCGATAACATAACCTTTAACAGCGGTATCGTCAACCGTCGGGAAAGTTATGGCCGACCCTGTTGCGCTCTGGAACCAGTAGGCAAGATTCCTGTCCACCATGCCCCCGACATATTTTTGGGCATCGGCAATCTTATCACCCATCAGAGTAGGTACGGTATAACCCCCTTTATTGCCAGCCCCGACATAGAATTGATTAGCTCTTATTTCTGCCTGTCTTTCAGCCTTCAGGTTGTTATAACCAAACCTTAAAAGATCGGTAAAATCAGCCATCTGCCGCTTGTCGGCATCGGCCTTATTAGAGGTAGGATTAGGCGTGCCAGGCAGAGGTTCGGAAAGGCTCGCCAGTTTCTTTTCATTTTCCTCAGCCACTTTGATCTGTGCTGTCAGGTCATCCATCTCAGCAAACCACTTGTTTACCTCGATGTTTTTTTCCTGTGTGAGTTCGCCACCGGCAGCTTTCGCAGCATCAATGACATCCTCGACCTGTTTTTTAACATTCGCTCTTTTTTCATAAAGCGTTTTTGTCAGTAGTCCCATTTTTCTTGAATTTTAAAAGTTTAATAACTGTAATTTCGCAACCAAATAATTGAGGTTCCTGGCACTTGCGCCCATCTCTTTCAGCACCGTTTCAGGTTCTTTGCCTTCAAGGATTGCATAGATGCCTTTGATAGTAAGCTCCTCGGAATAACTCTCACCGAGAGCCTGTTGAAGTATGTATCTGGTCATTTCCATTTTGTCCTCCGGGGCAGCATTTTTTACAGAGTTGACATTTGAGGGGATGTTAACGATCGACACCTCGACCAGCTCGGCTCTATCGTAATAAAGAACATCCCTTTCCTCGCCTTTTTCCTCATCCCCTTTGTGGCTTTTCAGTGGATAAAAACCAACCGAAACAGCCCGGATGCTCCCATGTAGGACTTTGCGGAATATTTTTTCAGCGAGAGGATTGATGTCCCCTGGTTCGAACTTAATGTTCACCAGAAGACGATCATCCTCTTGCTGTGTTTCACCGATCCCTATTACGTTGTCAGGATCGTTACGGGAGAACCATCCCCCGTATATATCGTGCATATATCCAATAATCGGATTTTTGCGGTAGCTTTCAAGATCCCACCCTTTAGGGTCAATTATGGAGTTGTGCCTGTCTTTTGTCCCGTCTGAAGCAACAAAAGAAATAGTTCTTGTCTGCTCCACATCTTGCGGTATTGTCCGCAAGCCCCCGTAACTTCTTAGTAAGCTCATGATATTGTTGTGTTTATCGTTTCTGTAACTAATCGTTCGGCTGTCTTTTTATCCGTCTGTCCGTTTTTCCCGACTTTCATCAGGTCCGTGCGGTTCATTTCGACAAAATACCTGTCCCCGCCTTCGATCTTGTTCATTTCTTCCAACTCCCGAACTTCGTTTACGTTCATCCATCCCATTCTGAGGGCTTTTTCATAGGCTTCGTACCGGCTTTTCAGGTCTCCTCTGAGAAGGGCATTAACATTGAACTTGAAGAAATAATCGTCTTTTTCACTTTCGGTCAAAAGTTTTTTATTCAACTCCTCTTCCCACCTTTTGAGCCACGGCATAAGAGAATACATAACAAATTCAACGCTCTGATGTTCGATGTTTGAGAAGGTGGCACGGTCCAGATCAGCCAGGAAATGAGGCGGGATGCCAAACCAGCGGGCTATCTCTGTGACAGAGAACTTCCGGGATGCAAGGAACTGAGCCTGGTCAGGAGGTATGGTAATTCCCTGGTATTTCATCCCTTCTTCCAGGATCATAACACCTCCGGATTTATCCTTTAGATTTTTATTGAATGATTCCCTTAAATTCTGCACCCCTTTATCACCAAGTATTGCCGGGTGCATAAGTATTCCGCTCTGCCGGGCACCGTTTGCTATAAATTCATTTCCGAATTTCTGTAAAGCCAGCCCACCCCCGATAGATTCCTTTGCGACTTGGATAGGTGACTTACCTAAAAACCCATCCGTTGTAAGTGCAGGAACATGAAGAATATACTCAGGTGGAATTTTCTCTTCTGAGCCGATGACCTGGTAAAAATACTCGTCGTCTTTTTCGTACATACTGACTTTTGAGGGGTCGAGTATCATCAACCGCAAAGGTTCATAAGAACCATTCCTTATGATCCGTGCATATCCATTACCCCAAGTAAGTACCCGGTTGTGTACTGTCTCCCTGAAAATCTGCCCGGTCTGGATGTAGTTTGGCTCCCGGAGCAGCCGGGTTGTTTTGTCGTTTATCTTTTCGAGGTTGCCGTTTGAAATCCGTTTGTACTTATTTATCGGGAGGATTCCAACAATAGACGAAAGAAGGAATATCGCCCGCCAAACGGCTGAATGAGTAAGGGCCGATTCCTGGTCAACCACCACGCCCGCCTTAGTGGATGAATCCCATCCAATAGAATTAAACCAGTCTTCAAGGGTTGCGGAAGGGTTGTTTATAGACGCCCGTACCTCGGCTGTATCGCCTATACGATGAATAAACGGGAATTTACCGTTAAACAGCAACTGCATTTATTTAGATTAAATCTAAACAAAGGTACGGCGGGACTGTTTTTTAGGTATTCAGTGAATACTTTTAAAAAGCTAACTGAATGTATTTAAGGCAGTTATCAGAAGGAATTGTATAAAGCGGTCATTTCTTCCGGGTGCTGGTAGGCATCATCCCAGATAGTGTGTTCAGGCTGTAAGTATTTGATCCATCCCTCTTTGTGCGGATTGATATGTATTTTGCAATTCTGCTCATGTGCAAATTTTGCGATCCAAATATCTGCCATGTTTTTAATTAACATTTTATTAACATCGGGATAAAAATAGTCCGAGTGCCATGCCATAACCCCTGTGCCGCCGATGCTTAGCTCAAAATTTACTGTCACTTCTTCGAGGCAGTGATAGCTTACCCTCCGATCAGAATAAGCATTACCAACAGGCTTGGGAAGCATGATCCGCCCGTGGTTCGTGAGTATTACCTTATTGTCGTACTCTTTTAGCTTTGAAATCATCACCCGTGTATAGTCGTGTGGATAGATAAGATCATCATCGCAGGTGAAGATGTACCCTTTAACTCCTTTAAGATTGTGAAATTTTGCCCCGTCACCCTTGGAGTTGTCCATAAAATAATAAGTAATCCGGGAATGGTTCAGGAATTGCGGCACCTGGTTATGTCCATTCAACATAATATTTAACCTGTCAATGGGATCAACCTGGTTTAAAAGTGAATGAACAACCAGTTTAAGCAGCCCCGTGCGCTCAGGAATGGTGGCTATTTGGGCAGTGATCATTTATAACCTTTTTTATTTTGGTTTTCAAACATTCCTTCGTATTTTATAATTCTCCGATGAACAACTATCCCGAATATATAAACTGATTTTACATAGTCCTGATAGGTAATTTCACCGTCGGGCCGGTCTTTGTGAATAACTTCGGCGCTTGTAATTTTTATCATTATTTAGAATCTTTATAAATAATCTCCTTTCCTACAATCCGGTTAGATATATTCCTGTCATGGATGACCATCCTGTACAGCTTCTTATCAATTTTCATTGAAGGGAAGTGATCTATCATTTTTGTATGTGAACAATAAAAGCACGTTTTTATCGGCTCCTCCGGCCGTACACCGGAAAGCAGGGGGGTCATGTCGCCCGCCCGCTCGATGAGTGAAAGGAAAGGCGAATTATTAAAACGCCTCTCGACCGTGTAAAATTTATTACTCTCAAGGTCCCACTGTACGCCGTCCGTATCAACTATTTTCCGATAATCGTTAAACTGCCTCTGAACCTGAAAGACAAAATCAGGCTCCAAAAAATCGTCATTATCTAAGCGGGTGGTGATCAGCCAGTCGCCGTTTTTTATCTTTCTTTCCTTAAAGAGATTATTCATATATGTTTTAGGGTAATCATAAATAACCTCGATATATGGATGCTTCAGGTATTTCAAATAATACTCTTTCGGCGTCTGCCGGTCAAAAGCTAAAAGCCAGGTAAAATTTTTCAACCGCTGTGCTTTAATGGATGGAAGCGTTATTCGTTCAAACAGCTCCGCCCGGTGTCTCATCCACCCATCAGGATCGGGAGAATTAGTATAAACGCTCTGCCCGTCTAAGAGCAGGTTCCAGCGGGTAAGAATAAAATGTTTAAACGTAGCCATAGTACCTTGCTTTTATTACTTCGTTGATGTACTTTTTTCGGTTTAACTTCGCACGGGGGCTCATGTCCATTGACTTATTATGTTCATGCAGCCGGTAGCGATAAACCATTTTATTAACAATCCCAACCTTATAACCTGATGCCAAAAGGTTAAGATGCAAATCGTATTCCTCCCCCGTCCAAAGTGTTTCATCATAACCGCCTGTTTCATATAATATGCTTGTGCGATAAAGCGTAGTGCCTCCGTGTATCTGGTTGCTTTCCAGCATCCCCGCAAGTGTCGGCTCAATAGCTTTCCAGTATTGGGCATTTTCCCACCCATTCCGCAAAAGGCCGAAATTCTCAGCATCCCCACAAACCCAGTCATATCCCTCGATTATTTTACTGTAAAGAATTTCAATCGAATCCGGAAGAAGCAAATCGTCGGATGATAGCACTTTGATATAATCCCCCGTACTCCGCTTTATTCCTTCGTTAACATTTTTCCCAAGTGAACAATCCCCTTGTTGAATGATTATCTCATAGTCATCGAATCTTTGCGCTTCTGCAGATGCGATCGCTTCTTCAAGAAATCCTCTATCCTCTTTATGGGGGATGATAATACTTACCTTTGGCATTTTGTTTTTCTTTTTAGTGCCTGAAAAAAATATCTATACTTCTTATATTTCCGCCTTCCTAAAAGTGAAAGATGGATCTTCTCGACTTCTTCGTAGGCATCAACCCGGCTAAGATGTACCCGGAACCGCCAGTAATAAGTTTCAAATCCCTGCAATGTCTGTATCTCTTTGATCTTCCCGTCGTACGTCGGCAGACCAAAACAATGACAAATACTATTGTAATCAACTTTTTTTACCAGTTCACCCGTTAAATGTTTCCAGTGATTAATGGTTGTATTACTTTTTATGTCTATAATCATCGGCTTATCCCCGCTGTCTATGACCGTTTCTCTGATGCCTTTGTCTTTTAATATCCCGGTCATGGCGGTGTCTAAACCACAATCCGCATCTTTAGGCCATAACTCTTCCGTGATAATAGACCCCCTGTGTAGCATCCTGCCCGCTCCAAACGTCTGCCCGTCGTTATAATTCTTTACAAACATCGCCTCCCGTGTTTCCCAGTTGACAAAGTAAAGCGAGCTGAGGCCAAAGAAATCGAACTTTTTCTCCATGTACGGCTTGTAAAGGTCGATCAGCTCAGGATTAACGATATCATCACTCCCCAGCTCCATCAGGTAGTCGAAGTCAAAATATTTACAGGCGAATTTCAGGCCAGCGATTTTTTTCAATCCAAGAGGTTTATTGGGGAAAATACAGCACTCCGCCCCGGCATCGGTGCACATTCTCAAAAGAAGATTATAGAACCTGTCATCAACAGGCGAAAGGATACATACCAGGCTGATCTCATGGTGATAATTCTTCAGGCGCTTATAACCTTCAAGGAAAAGTCGTACAATCTCAGGGCGCCCGAACATGGGAGTTAAAATGAGTATTTTCATTCCTTTAAATTTTCAAAGTTATCAGGCCAGTCCCTTACAAAATGACCTGGAAAACTTTGCATATTTTCAAAATTGAAATATTCGTCCATTTCTGAATCGTAATAAAACTCTTCCCCTTCTTTGATGGAGAACAGCTCTATCGTGCATCTGATATGATCTCCGAGTTCTTTCATATTGTTTCAATTCCTCTTTCTGAATAAATACTTGTTTGTCTTACTGTTTTCAGTTCGCTCCATACGTAGATGGAATTAACAAGCGACACAATCCCATCCACTTTTTCCCGGCTCCGCTTTTTTGTGATCTTGACGTTATTCGCAGCGTCCGTTTCCAAAAGAACATTTGACATCATCCACCGGGCAACAGGATTACCCCCGTGTGCAAGTACACGGTTAGCTATCAATTTTTCCAGCTCTTTAGTTGGGTTACTCTGTGAGGCAAACCCCTGACCGACAGGATAGAAAATTTTTTCGATCTCCGATGCCCTCATCTCGTAGGGCGGAGCGGTGAGCTTGTTAAATAGTTCGGGAGTGCCCCAACGGTCAAACCCAATAGCCCGGATGTTGTAATCTTTTAAAGCCTGAACGATAACCTGAGCGATATAATCTATATCAATAGCATTGCCGGGTGTTGCAGTTATATACCCTTGCCTTACCCACAGGTCGTAATTCACTCCTTCTTTTTTGCTCCGCTGTTCAATGGCATCTTCAGGAACAAAGAACCACCACTTAGCGGAAACAACAGTACCGGGAAAGATAAGATTAAAGGCTGCAATATCCCGGACGGTAGCCAGATCCAGCCCGCCGTAACATAACCCATCGAACACAGGAGAACCAGAATTTTCCATCCATGCCTCGTCTGTGATCCAGGTCTCCGCCGTCCCGACCCACTGGTTAAGATGCAGGCGCCGGAAGGAACTTTCGTTTGACGGCTGGTTGCGTATCTCATTTATCTGTGCCTGAAAATATGACTTGCCGATTTCTCCAATCTTCCCGTACCCGGGATTAGCCAGCCTCCAGGTTTCCTCTGAATAGATGTCCGCATCCATCGGGGCACCATATAGAACCGGCAGGAAGGTATCATCTTTTATGATCCCCTGCCTGACTTTTTCAGCATATTCGTGAACTTCATAACAGATACTTTCTTTGTCATATCCGGCCGTCGTAAACATCCACATCATAAAATTACCCCTCTTAACGGCGCCTCTTTTTAAAGTGTCGTATAACTCCCTGTCCGGCTGGACGTGCAGTTCATCAAAGATGATCCCAGAAGGATTGAACCCGTGTTTGGTGGATGCCTCAGCGGAAATGACTTTATAAAACGAAATGGAACCGTTCTTAACAATGGAATGCTGAAACGCCCGGCACCGGCTGTTAAGCTCCGGGGATTCAAGTATCATGCCTTTGGCGATGTCAAAAATGATCCCAGCCTGAAACCGGTCACCGGCAGCGCTGAATATCTCCGCCCCCTGTTCACCGTCAGCCAGAAGAAGATACAAACCGATCGCAGCACCCAGTGTACTTTTGGCGTTACCCTTTGGTATCTCAACGTAGATATATTTAAACCGCCGCCGTCCGTCCGACTTTCTTTTAATCCCAAAGGCCGGGCAAAGGATGTCCTCTTTCTGCCACTTTGCCAGCTTGATCAACTGTCCGGCTTTGTCTCCTTTGACGTGATGGATATAACCTTCAATAAAGCGGACTATCTTCTCGGCTGCATCTTTGTCGTAATAATATTTTTCTTTGTCAAAGTCAATCATCAATCAAAAATTTCATCTTTGGTAGTTTTCTTGGCGCTGGTTATTTTTTCGGAACCGATCAGATTAAGCCCATTCCGTGTCTCAAATTCAACCAAACATTTCTGAGCATCCCTGAGAACACTGAAATAAGCGCTCACTGTTTTATTCCCGTTTGCCATCTCAATGACATACCCCTCTTCTTTAATATGATCCCTGGCATCACAATAGATATGATACCAACAGGCAGCCCGCTCAATGTCCGGAATGATCGGAGCAGACAGAAGATTAAGGCTCATGAGCACCTGGCAGCAATGAGTAAAATAATCTTTGCCTTGTTCCGGTACAGTTACCGGAATATCAGGCAATTTGCTTAATGGTGCAAAGGTTACGTGATCATCCACAACTCTGCACGGCTGCAAGGTTCCCTGTGCCCTTTTAATATGTTCCGGTTTTCTCGGTCTGCCCGCTGTCATGTTATTTAGAATTAGTCTAAAGAATTTTGCATGTAAAATTTCGAAGTTGAGACAACGAACTGCAAGCCGTTCTATTTAGATTTTTCATGCCGCCTCCCCTCTTTTGCGCTTTTCCTGTTATGACACGATTCGCATAAGCTCTGAAGATTGTCCAGGTCGTACCGCTCTCCGCCCTGTTCTATCGGGATGATATGATCTGCTACTGTCGCCGGAACAGTCAATCCTTTTTGTTTACATTTCCTGCACAACGGCTCTGTTGTTAATTGTAATGTTCTTAGTTTATTCCAATTTACCCGCTTATAGAACTTCTGATTCTCTCCCCAGGGCTTCTCTTTGCCTTTCATTATTGGTTTGTGCTTTGATTTCGGGAAATATGCCATGATGGTAATTATAAAAGCATAAATGCAACAGCAAACATAATGATCAAGCTAATCAACATGATCAAGAGTAGGTTCCTGCATCCTTTTGGATTGTTCAGGTCACCTAACATTCCGGAATCGAGGTCTGTGTCGGTCATAATAGTTTGGTTATTATATATCCCTTCCCTGAGCACGATTTGCATGGTATTGGCGAAATATCTGTATTAGTTGAACTCCATACATCTTCCACTCTATAAAACTCGTGCGGTAATTGACCTTTGCCCAAACAAACCGGGCAAATACATGGCTTTTTCGATGCATCATTCTTTGTGCTCATCTTTTTCGCTCTTCGTAATTTTATTAATCAGATCCCCGATAGCTTTCTGGATGTTGATAGTTGCGTTTCTCAGGTCAGCAAAAGTTAATCCTACATATACGCCTGTGTCGTTTACCCTGTCGATGACTTTGTAAATGTCCGAATTGATTTCATGTAGGGTCCTGATTTTCTCCTGGTCGGTTAGTTCTTTCATGGTTGTATATTTAGTACATCGCAAATTCGCAGAAATTGGCATCTGTCAGGTGTCTTTCCGGCCTGATTGTTTCTGTGGAAAGCTCATGCGCTATTGCCTCACAGGAATTTATTATTTCATTCAATTTTACTTCGTTATATCTCCAGCCTGTATCGAGGCAGTTGTTTATGGCCTTTATCGAATGTATGACGGTTGCATGATCTTTCTTTCCTATTGCCTTGCCTATTTCACCTAAAGAACCGAGTTTATATTTAACGGCCAGCCAATAAGCTATCTGCCTCATGATAACTATTTTCCTTTCTCTTGTGTTCAGATCAAGTAATCTAACATCACAGCCGAAATATTCTGCAACAGCTGCCTTAATGATCTGGGTGGTTATTTTGTTTTCCATTGTTTCAGAATAATTTTAACTGTCGTTTGTGGTTTTCAATTCTCTTGCTCGCCATTTCCATAAATAAATGATCAATCTCAAAAGCTATATAATTTCTTTTTTCAATTTGAGCTGCAACACAAGTCGTACCGCTTCCGGCAAACGGATCAAGGACAATATCACCTTCATTTGAATGGAGTAATATTATTTTTCTCATCAAATCAACAGGTTTAACAGTCGGATGTTCTCTTTCTGAAGGTATTATTTTGGGAATTCTCCATACGTTTGGCGTTGTATTGCCACCATTCCAGCGATGAGCCGGATCGCCATTTTGTGCTATAAGTATAAATTCATAATTGCGCCGATAATGCAGCCCCATCCCTAATCCCCCTTTATCCCAAACGATTGCTTGCTTAAATCCTATATACTTATCCATTAGAAGTGTCCATTTAGCAAATAATGGTTTTGGACCGCCGCCGCCGCCGCAGCAGCAGCAGCAGCATGCACCCTTTTTTAATATTCGTTTTGCTGTTTTCAAAAAATCCTCAAATAATTTCATCGCTGTTTCTTCATCATCATTTGCTATCGGACGGGGAACCATTCGTGATTTATCACCATTAAATATGGCTTCCCAGAGGGAAGCCATATCGCCGTTGTTATAATTTAGTCCATAAGGAGGATCGGTAACTATTAGGTCAATAATTTTATCCGGAATGTTTTTCATCCCTTCCAAACAATCCATCAGGTATAGTTTATTCAGCTCTAACATCTAAATCATTTTCAAATTCCTGAGCGTCTTTGAGGTCGCCATATATAAGCCAGGAGAAAAGTGCAACGGCTGAAAGGATTAGTATTGTTGTCATTGATCAAAAAGGTAAATCCTGTTCAGATACTTTATTTTCAACTTCCGGACTGGCCTCGTCATGTTTTATGATTATTTTGGCATTGCCAAGTATCCGGCCTTTGATGCCTTTTTCTTTTTCCTCTTTACTTATCTTTTCGACAATCATATAGTCGTTCCCGTAGGTATTCCCTGGAGTGTCAATCAAAACAAAATCCAGGTAGGTGCCTTTTTCGCCTTTAAACAAGCGTTTTTTGTTAATCTTTGTAACATCAATTCGTGCTGAGATCATTGTTTTATATTTTAGAAACCTAAGTGTTGACGCATTTTTTGTTTTTCGATCATTTCCTTTTGGGTCATCGGTATTCCTCTGTTGTTAGATACCTTCTGATAATTAATTTCGTTTAATTCATCTTCCCAACATCTCTGATTTATCCATGTTTTAAAATGTTTCCATTCAGGGATGAACTTACTTTCAGAAAACAACTTATTCCTGAATTTTTTCTGTTTCTCAATAGCTGGATATAAAAGAGGCATACATATTTTCCAATCAGAATGCTTAATAAAATTCTTAAATTCGGTATCCAATCCCCTCTTTGTGCCCGGGTAAAATTTCCTCGCCAAATCAAATATATCCTTATTCATATCTTTATCTTTATCCTTATCTTTATCCTTATCTTTATCCTTAGCTCCTTGTAAGGGGCTTCTAAGGGGCTTATTTATTTTTAAATTATATTTTTCTAATTGATGAATAACTGAATTGTGTGCCCTATTCTCAATGTTCAATTTTCCATATTGAAAATCAATAAATGAGCTTATGAACCATTTCTTGCCTGAATCAATCTCTACTATTCTTTTTTCATCAGCATTAAATAATCTCAGTGCTTCATCTTTATCAATAATCATGTCTGAACCTAAATAAATTCGTGCTATTTCAAAATCAACAATCCAAATACCTGCATGATCACATTCACATAAAATGAAATCCCAAAGGAGCTTATAAGCCCCAGGTAAGCTCCTTATAAAAGGCTTATGGTATTTTTGTGTATCAATAAATCTTTTTGCCATTTTTCATAGAATTCAAACATTCCAGTAATATTGAATTTATATGTTTTGGTTCACTTGCAAACCGAGGGTTCAAACTGCCAACACCCGTATTCCTTATTTCTTGACAATTCCCAAGCATCTTTTGCATATTCCCGTGTGGTGTCCCCGCTGCATCTTCGTTTGATGTCGGTATCGGAAACATCTTCACATATCTCATTAAACTTAATTCTGCATTCCCGTTTGCAACCATTTGTAATGTCTTTTTTGATGTCCCATCTATGCTTGCTTTGGGAGTCGGAAACATCTTTACATAACTGTTCAATTCCTTTTTTTGACTGTATCTTTTGCTTTTTGGATTTATGTCTGCTCCTTTGTAATCTCTTTGTAGTGGAGTCGGAATGAATTGTTCTGATCTCCGAATTATTGCCGTCCCCAAATGCATCTGATAACCTTCTTCCAAGTATTTTTCCGTCCTTATATTCCCCCCATCTCCTGCTGTTGCAGTAGGCAACAATCCATATTCTGTCTCTTCTATGCCATGTACCGACGGCACAAGCCGGAATAACAAATGTTTCGAGCCTATACCCTGCATCTTCCAGGTCAGCGAATATCCTTTCAAGTGTTCTGCCATTTTCCATCGAGATGAGGCCAGCAACGTTTTCGCCAACAACAAAGGCCGGTTGAACTTCCCGGATAATTCTAAGCATTTGAGGCCAGAGGTAACGGTCATCCTTTGTCCCCTGTCTTTTACCTGCCTGACTAAAGGGCTGACAAGGGAATCCTCCGGAAATAATGTCAACTGATCCCCTGAATTGGGTTCCATCAAATTCGTATATGTCTCTAAATCGTTTGACATCCGGGAAATGTTTTTCTAAAACTTTATTGCAATAATTATCAATTTCAACCTGGAAGATGTTTGTCCACCCTATCCACTGTGCTGCCAAATCAAAGCCACCGATACCGGAAAATAAGCTGCCATGATTCATTTACCTTCTTCATTTTCATTTTTCCCGCTTATAACTTTCTTCCGGTATTTGATTTTTTCCTCCACTGTTTCAATGAAACTGTCAATCATTGCAAGGGGGAAAGTTCGTGTTTTTGTAACGCAGTTATCATTATTACTCCAATGAGTAGTAACTATTGCAGTATCAGTTATTTTGATGTCCACCTTATCGAAGGCAACGATATCAGTTTTCACTCCGCTTTCGTTCGATACCTGGTGTAATTCCCTGATTTTTTCTCTGTATTTTACGAGCTTTTCGATGTGATCCATTTTGGTATTTTAACTGTTTTTAAAGAGTAATTTGTTTCCCATTAACAGTGATTGTAATTTCAATGTCAACGCCAAACTTCTGTGATTCAACTTTCCTGTTAATAAGCGTCTGTAATTTTACCGATGATATAGTATCTTTTAAAGTCCTTTTTCTTTTTCAGTTCATAAAGTACAGCTGCTTTTTCGCCTCCATGAAGCCTCCACGTTGTACCATAATAACTTGCGACAAGTCCTTGTTCCCATAGGTCAATGGCTGGCTGAAATGGATTTTTAAACGGCTCATGATCTATTCCTTTACATTTTTCTATTCTGAAAAATGATGAATAATAAGCCCAGACCGAATCCCAGACCGAAACCCTGACCGAATCCCTGACCGAAACCCAGATCGAAACCCTGACCGAATCCCAGACCGAATCCCTGACCGAAACCCCGACCGAATCCCTGACCGAATCCCTGACCGAATCCCAGACCGAATCGCTGACCGAATCCCTGACCGAAGCCCATTCTTTCAGTAATTCAATATGTTTTTCCGTTATTTCAGGGGGAGAAATTTTAAGAGGGTTAACAATTTCTTTGATTATTAAAGGTTCGCAGACCTTTTTAAAATCAAACTTCTGAACCCATCTTTTAGCCAAAGCCTGGTCATCCTTGATATTTATCTGATCGACCTGAAAGACTTTAGTTAGCGGGTTGTATTCATAATTATTAACCTTTTCGTCCAACCCGTAAAAATCAATTATCGAACTGTGCGAATCAGGTTCATATCCTTTTGGATTATTTTTCAGTAATTCCTGTCTTTGAGGCCAGTCAAAATAATATCTTTTACTGCCCTTTGTTACGAATGAAAAAAATTGACACATAGCTTTAAAGGTTTTTAGATTTTTTCAGTTCTTCAGCCAGCCACTTGTAGTGTTCAGCAATAACTTTCAGCTCGAAAGATCCTAAATGAAGCATGCCGTTTTTCATTGCCAGTAATTTCTCAGCAGTACCAGGACCGTATTTCCGATCTAATCCTTTGGCATATTCTATATCATTACCTTGTTTTAACCAGTTGCATTCCCTATCCTGTCCATTTACATTAATTTCAGAGAACCTCAATGCCTTGTGTTGGCGCTTAACAAAATGCCCTGCATCGGCTTTTATCCAGTGTACGGGTTTCCCACAAGAAATACAACGGATGATTCCATTTTCATCAGCATCCCTCAGGCGGATGAACATTGAGAACCATTTATCTGCTGTTTTAAGGCTCAATCGAGTTTCGTTTTGAAGTGTTTGATGATCTTTTCCATTTGGAAATCATAGTACCTGTTAAAATCCTGGTATCCTTCAGGGTCTTTTTCCCATACTCTGTAAAGCACTCCCCTTAATCGTTGTGAAGGGCTTTTGCCAGTGTCGTTATAGTCCGGCTCCAGTTGTTCGATTACCTCTTTTTCCTTATCCTTGAATGGCGTCTCCTTAAAAGCCAGGTATCCGAAATTTCCTAAAGTCTGGCTCAGGCCGGCAACCTGTTCGGGTGTCAGCTCCTGGCTGTCGAAAATGATCTTGTAGGATTTATCCTTTAAAGACCGGAAGCTCTCAAGAATTCCAGGGATGATGTTCATTTTCGTTCTTTTTCAAGCATTACCATTTTCCGGGCAATCAAATCAGCTAGATCACAAAGACCATCAACCATTCTGACATTCTGCTCTTTTGTACCTTAAAAGATTTCATATTTTTGCAGCAAGGCATTTAATGCCTGCCCTACATAATAATTGTACGGTTTCATTTATCGGTTTGCATTATTAAGTCAAGCTGTTTATGAATTTCTCCCTGACTGCCGGCGCCAACGTCAGTTATGGCATTCGGCTGGTGCTCATTCAGGTATGAAATCATTTTGTTAAGCTGAAAAACATTACAGGTGGATAGTTCTCTTTCGAGCTGTTCTTTTGTTGGTTCGATCAAAGTAGATGTGTAAATGAGATGCTGAGCAAGTGCGATCTGTGAACCGGACGGTATAAAATCCTGGTTCATCAATTCGATAGCATTGTCGAGTTTTTCGGCTTGTTCCGACCGTGGTAAATATTTGGTGATCCTTTTAAGGCAGGTCTTGCGGACCATTTCACCGTACCAGTCATTCCATATCGAATGTTTTGTATTATCTTTCTTCCAGGCCTGGTAGCTTTCAGATATGTCCCTGATTTCGTTTACCTCTTCGATTGTCATGTATTCGATCTGCTGTTCGCCTGATTTCAGGTTTGCAACCGAATAGACCCCGACAATCTCACCCCTGTTTTTCAGGGCAGGGGTATGTATAACCTGTGTCCGGCTTCCCAGGGTCATTTCAAAGTGATCATTTTCATAAACAATGTTTGTCTGAATTGAAGTGACAGATCCCGTGTCTGTGATCAACTTGAACAGACCTATATATGACGGCTCCAGGTGGCACTCAACCTGTTTTAAATAACTTGAATAGCGGGGAATCAGAAAGGCCTCTTTTGCTACCGGGTTAAGTGTTAAACCCGTCTGTGCGACATTTATAAGACTTTTAAGCAGGCTTTCCTTTGTAGCTTTCGCCAGGTACGCATTTTTAGGATCATTCCATATCTGAAGTGCAAACCGTGCCTCTTTTTCGAACTTTTCAATAGTAAATCCCAACCGGATTATAGGCTGTTTAATTTCGTCAAAGGTTTTTAAGGTTAGTTTTTCCATATTAAGGTTTATTTATTTCTGCGATCACTTTAAAATAATAGTCCGACATCCTTTTATCTCTGGCATAGTCGAACATTTCTTTAAGCAGTGATTGAGGTAAACAATCACTGAAGTCGGACAGGTCCATCCATTCGGCCTGTTCGCCGTCGCTGAGCTTAACTTTATCTTCCCAAAATTCAATATCAATTACTTCCACTTTGTGTATTTTTAATCAACCTTTTATATATTTTCCCCGGTAAGTCCAGAAATTCAACATTCCAGCATTCGAAATCTGGTGCATGATCGTATTCATGGCTTATTAACTTTGCCTGACCTTCAGGATAACGGCACCAGAAAGGGTCTGCATAGATCATCACTATATCATCGGGTTTCACGAAAGGCTTATTTTAGGTTCAAAATGTGTCGTAATTTCTTGTTTGGTTGTTAGCTCCATCCAATAGTTGAAAGCGACAAACATAAAAGGCCGGCTAAAAGGCAAACGGACATCGAGGATGAGGCCTTTCGGGTCGGATGGATAAACAATTATATCAGATATTAAGGTCATATTTAATAACTTTAAATTTGCCTATATTCTCCTGGTACCTTCCGAGATTGTAAACAATTTTACCCTGACTTGTAATTGCAGTCATAAGGGTGTATCTGCGGTCGCCCTTCTTGATATGGTGATGCGTTATTGACTGAACAAATGTTTTTTTCCGCATGATGCCTTTATATTGACGGAATATAAAAGCCTCCCAAATCGCAGTCAAGTACCTTTTTATTCTTTTCATTTCTCATACTATTTGTTGTCCTGTTTCAAAATCAAAATCTTCAAATTGATACCGAAAGACCGAACATCCATAACAGCCTTCGTCTGAACATTCACAGCCACATAACGGACATATCCCTTCGTTCATTTACTTTCTGTTTTAATTAATGCCTCAATTTCAGAGCGCAGGAAACGATTCTGTCTGCCTACACGGTACATTTTCATTTTGTGTGACCTTCTGAACTTCCAGAGGGCGGTGGTGGAGCAACCCAATAGCTGGCAGGCTTCGTTTGTGGACAGCCACTCATCTTTTTCATGTATCTTTAGCATCTCAGAGCGCACCTCTTCCCGCACAGCCTCTCGTATCTTAAGTATCGAATCGGGACTTAATTCTATTTGAATGATATTGCTCATGCACTCATTAAATAGGTGTCTTTCCTGCGTGCTCGGCTTATCTTTGCCATTTTCACAACCCTTGCAGTCCGGGTGCGGATCATATCGCAGTGAACAAATTCGGAATAGATTGTTAATGCCAGAAAGAAACAAGCCAGGTGAATGACCCGCCGGGGACTGAGGCCGAAACATAATCCGGTCTGATTCTGAAAAAACCAGCGGGTTAAATCTGCGGCATTGTGGCCGCCAATCTTTTGCAGGATGTTCTTCCTGTGTGTTCGGGCTGTCTCAGGACTGATCCTGAGCTCCAGAGCTACCTCTTTGTCAGAGGCACCCCAAGCTATGAGCCCGGCGATAATATTTTCCCTTGCGGAGATCATTTTCCAAAAAGTTTAAATTTTCTTTTAGGCTTGCTCAGGACAGCATCGAGCTGCTCCTGACTGAAAAGCAGCTTATTGCCTCCGGGATTGTAAGCCTGAATTTTACCTTTGCGGCGCCATATCTTTAATGTTTGAACAGATACCCGGAGATATTCGGCGGCTTCTTTGGCGGTGTATAATGTATTACCCATATTGCGGTATTGACTTATTAGCGATTAATTGCGTATATTTGTGGATATTTACAGTAGCAAAGGTATAAATATTTGTCTGTTAAAGTCAATATATTGCCTAATTATTTTATATGTTATGCAACATATTTCTGAAAGATTTAAATGGATTCGTGATAAGCATTTAGGATTCACACAGACAAAAATGGCTGCCGCTCTGGATGTTGGCGAAACAACCATTAAGAATTATGAAAGTAAAAATGGTACTATGCCAGGATCGGCAGAACTCATAAAGTTGTACGAATTAGACAAAAATATAAACGTTTGCTGGCTTTTAACTGGAGAGGGCAAGAGGTTGTTAAGCGATAATTCTGGTGGGGAATTTAACAGGCATCATATTGACCAGCTACTCAATGAAGGTTGTAAGAAAGATGAAACAATAAAAGAACTGCTAAAGCAAAATTCCATGCTTCAGAAAATAATAGACAATCTGCTCAATCCCCAAATTGACGTAAAAAAGAAAGAGGCCGGCTCTCAGTGACATGGAACTCCGGCCTCTCGAAAGGGCAAAGAGAGAATGAAGTTAATAAAATTTTAACAATAAAATGAGAATAAAGATTTTAATTCTCTGTTTATTTATTGCCGGGCAGGTCAATTCGCAATGGTATTTTAGCCAGTTCGGGGTTACAGATATGAATGAGCTGAACGAAAAACAATTAAATTTAGCGTTAGAACAATCTGAAAAGACAATCGGAGCAGGACAGGCTTTAACTGCTGTTGGTTTATTAGGAACAATAATAGGATTCGTTGTTTACACGCAGGGATTAAATGAAATTATGGATATGAATTCAGATATTAACGAAGGATTAAACAAGGCCACAACGGGGATACTTGTTGCAACAGGATTCGGGACATTAGCATCAATCGGCATCCCGACGTGGATTGTTGGTAATAATCGAAAAAATGTTATTAATATCCACCTGGTAAAATTTCAGGATCAGGGATATATGCCCTCAGCAGGAATAAGATTGTATTTTTAGTTCAGGTTAAACTTTTTCATTTCCTCGACCTTCTGCTCTTCCATCACGTCATAATACCCTTTGATCGTTTCAAACGTCTGCCCGGTGTATTTCATCATCACCTGAATTGGTATCCCCAGGTAAAGCCCGTTTGATATGAAGGTCCGCCGGGCAACATGACAGGTAAGAAGATCAGCCTTTGTCTTTCTTATTTCTATCCGGGTATTCCCCTGAAATTTCACAAGGGTAATTACCTCATCCAGCTCTGCAAGCGCACCCAGCTCCCTTAGTTTGTGGTTCATCTGCTGGTTTGAGATCACAGGCAGGGCAAATTCTGTCAGATCCTCATACTTTTTCAGGATCGCCTGAGCAAATTCATTCAAGGGGACAGAGATCATTTCAGGCTCCTTTTGCATCGTTAAAACGATTTTACCCTCCCTGATATCAGAATGCCTTAGTCGTTTGAGGTCGCTCCATCTGAGCCCGGAGAAGCAGCCAAAACAGAAAACATCACGTATCCTGCCGAGTGATTCCCCGGCGATCTTCAGATTGTAAACCCTCATCAGCTCATCCCAGGAGAGGAACAGCCGGTTAAGGATGTTTTTAACCTGTTTCTTTTTCGCCTGGTAACTCTTGTACTTGATGTTCCTGTTAATTCCTCTTTTGAAGGACCAGTTAAGGAACCATTTAAGGAGCTCTATCTTCTTTTGGATAGTCGAATTAAGGCGACCGGCCTCTAAATAGTATTCGCTGAGCTTTTCAAAAAAAGGGATGTCGATACTTTCAAATTCAATATGGACAGATTTTGTCCTGCTAAATTTTGTCAAGTCATTTTTCAGCCATTGAAATTTCTCGACTGTTGTTTTTTCCCAGTCCCTTTCCCTGCTTTGCGTCTGGACAAACTCATCCAGTGCGGAAAAGAAATCATGCCGTGGAGGCTTACCAAATAGTAACTTACTCTTAAGTAACTCAATGGTCACAGGAATACGCATGATCCTGAGCTCCCGGTAAACCTGAAGGACCTCCTGCTCCATGCTGTCAAGCAGGGCATTGATCTGAACCACGCCCCGGGCTGTTGGTTTTAACCTTCTTTTGTCCGGCATCCAGTCTTTTAAAAAAGTCTGCTCCCCGGTGTAAATCTTAAAACGTTTGCCCTCAAAAGAAAAATAAAGATAGATGGGTAGCTTCTTTGGCGGGTTGTCATCCTGGTTGAACTGCCTCCTATCCAGGTAGAAATTGACCTTCATTTTGAGTACAGTTTTGGGGACACTTTCCAGTTAATACAGGCAAATGTACATAAAAGAATATAAAAAGCAAGTACCCGGAAAGCATATATTTTTCGGGCAAAGTAACCGTTCCTGAAAGTGTGTGAAAACATCGGCCAAGTCCCTCTTTCTCCGCAACCCCAAACCAAACCGCGCGATGCGCGGTTTTTTATTTGAAGGAGGACGCAGGTGAAAGCATGCTTTCACCTGCGGTTGACTGAAAATAAAAATAAAACCCGTCAGGGTTTGGTTTGGGCTGCAGGATACCCCGAATGGGATCACGAGCCGCACAGCGGCGAGTAATCCCTTTGGTCTGAGGAGCATGAAATGCGCTTTCATAAGCGGATCAGAGCAATAAAAATTACAACACGCAGTGTTGAGTTGTATTTTGGTTTGCAGGATACCCCGAATGGGATCACGAGCCGCACAGCGGCGAGTAATCCCTTTGGTCTGAGGAGCATGAAATGCGCTTTCATAAGCGGATCAGAGCAATAAAAATTACAACACGCAGTGTTGAGTTGTATTTTGGTTTGCAGGGTACTCCAAACGGGATCACAAGCAACACGAAGTGATGCTTGTAATCCCTACCCCTGTTGAAAGCTTGCTTTCGATCAGCAGCTGACTGAAAATAAAAAGAAAACCCATAAGGGTTTGGGGTTGCAGGATCCTCCGAATGGGATCATGAGCGAACGGAGTGAGCGAATAATCCCGTTCAAAGCTTACTCTGTAAGGGAGCGCATAAAATAAAAATAATCCGCCGGCATATTTTGACCATCCATTTCAATAGTAAAGTGTTCACTAACATGTTAATTACCAATATTAAATTATTTCCGGTGAAAGATTGTCAGAACTTCCGATATTTGCTCTTAATGAAAGGTTTGATGCAATAATGCCATCCATCCCAACCTGATCATTGCTGAAAAACTCCCGGACAAACTTTCATTATATCAGTTCGTTTTTATAAACTTTGTAATATATTAATACAAACATTTGTATTATTATCCAACATTGAATATCTTTGTACCAAAATTAAACCAAAGCATATGGATTTAAGACCTTCCCGGAGAGAGCTGGGAACCAGAATAGCAGAATTTAGAAAATCCAAAGGATTATCCCAGGAGGATTTAGCTAAGTTATTGAATATTCCAAGGCCTTCCCTTGCTCAAATCGAATTGGGTAAAAGAAACATTTCAGTCATGGAGTTGATCAGGCTCTCGAATGCCCTTAAAATCTCTTATGAGAAACTACTGGCCAGGGACATTAAAAAAAACATTGAAGAAATTGACCTGGCTGAACAGGTTGAAAATAAACAACCTGATATTCGTATTTCGTTACCTGAACTGAATATTGAGAAGTTTAAACATATACTTCTTTATATTCTTGAAAAAACTGCCGGGAAGCCAAATGTAGGAGAAACAGTTTTATACAAATTGCTTTACTTCTGCGATTTTAACTATTATGAGCTCTATGAAGCACATCTGACAGGCGCAGAGTATCGAAAACTTCCCTACGGACCAGTACCACAAAAGCTGGATGGAATATTAAACCAGATGTTATTGAACAAGCAGATTCACAGAATGAAAACCGATTTCCATGGCTATCCACAGACACGGTATTTCCCTCTTTTAAAACCAGATTTAGCCAGAATCTCAGGAGCTGAGAAACAGATTATTGATCAGGTTATTGAACGTTTCTCAGATTGGTCTGCGTCCAGTATCAGCGATTTTTCGCATAATGACATGCCTTGGAAAGCATCCAGGGATGGCGAAGTGATAGAGTATGAACTCGTATTTTACCGTGAACCCCCTTACAGTGTTAGAACCTATGAAAACAATGAAGAGCTTCCATGATTAATTTAATTTACAAATATTATGGAATTCGTTGAAATTGAAGAATTTAATAAGGACTTGAAGAAGCTGTCAAAAAGATTTATTACTCTTTCTGATGATTTGGAGATAGTGAAAAAGGTTCTAACGGTGAATGCCGATGAAAGGCCACCCTTCAGTTACCGGATTGATGGATTAGGAATAAAAACTTGTATTATTAAGATTAAGAAAATTGCGTCAAGGAGCTTAAAAGGCAGGGGTGCAGATTCAGGATTACGGATTGTTTATGCGCATTTCAAAGCAGAAGAGAGGATCATCTTCATTGAGTTTTTTTTCAAGGGGGACAAGGAGAATGAGGATAGAGAAAGAATACATAGGAATTTTACGTAA